AATAAGGTTCAAGATAAATTATATTTGGATACTGATTGGAGTGCCATGAATCTTGATGATTTTCTAATTATTGATTGTTATAGAATATTAAATCCTGTAGAGTCAACTCAAGTATATAATCATGAATTTCTTAAAAGATATCTTACTGCGTTAATTAAAAGGCAATGGGGTCAAAATTTAATAAAATTTAGGGGAGTGAAACTTCCTGGAGGAATTGAATTAAATGGTAGAGAAATATATGAAGATGCTGAAAAAGAATTGGTATCTATAAGACAGAGAATGTCTTCTGAATATGAATTACCACCTTTAGATCTTATTGGATAATGGCACTTAATCCTTTTTTCTTACAAGGTTCCCAATCGGAACAAAGATTGATACAAGAGTTGATCAATGAACAACTCACAATTTATGGTGTTGAGGTAATTTATTTGCCTAGAAAAATTGTAAAAAAGGATCAGATTTTAACAGAGATACAGTCTTCAAAATTTAATGATAACTTTGCTATTGAAGCATATGTGAATAATTATGAGGGATATAGTGGAGCAGGAGATATATTGACAAAATTTGGTATGAATTTGAAAGATGAGTTAACTGTTACTATATCTAGAGAAAGGTTTGAAGATTTTATATCCCCATTTTTGGAGACAATGCCGGAGAGTGAGATAGAAGTTGCAACCAGACCAAGTGAAGGGGATTTAATCTATTTTCCTTTAGGTAAAAGAATATTTGAAGTAAAATTTGTTGAACATGAAAAACCATTTTACCAATTGGGTAAAAATTACGTTTATGAATTAAAATGTGAACTCTTCGAGTATGAAGATGAGTTGGGAGGATGGGAAGAAACTACTTCAACCACGGAAGAAATTGATTCTGTTCTTCAAACTCAGGGATACATTACAACTTTAAAATTAATTTCTATAGGATCGACAGCAACTGTTGGAGTTTCTACTGCCACAGGATATATTAGAAAAATTACTTTAAATGATGATGGATCTGGATATACCAAAGTTCCTACAGTTGCTATTACCACAGCACCATCCGGAGGAACTGATGCCACTGCTGTCGCAATTACAACTTCTGTTGGAAATATTTTTTCAATAAAAGAAATTTTACTAACTAATCCTGGAGCAGGTTATACAGAGGCACCTACTGTTACTATTGTTAGTGCTGGTGCAACTATAACTGGGGTAGGAACAACTACATATGGAGTTGGAGCAGCAGCAACAGCAACAATAGTCACAACAGATTCTGGTATTGGTACAGTAAGTATTGCTTCTAGTGGTAGTGGATATCCAGCATCTCCAATAATTACTTTTAATACACCAACTTCTGGAGTTGGAACTGCCACTGGTAGTGTTGTTATTAATACTGACAATTTTGTAACTCAGATTCTTATTTCTGATGCGGGTATTGGATATACCTCTGGAACAGGAATTGCGACAATTTCAACACCTCCAATTATTACTGGAATAGGAACGTTCCAATTTAATGAGCAAGTAACTGGTTCTGTTTCTGGTGCTAAAGCAAGAGTTAAAACATGGGATGCTTCAGAGAATACTCTTAAAGTTGGTACAACTGATGGAACATTTGTTGCAGCAGATATTATAGTTGGATCTTCTTCTTCTGCCAGATATAGTGTTGATTATATTGAGACTGCTGAATTTAGTGATAAATATGACAAAGGTGATGAAATTGAAACAGAGGCAGATAGCATCTTAGATTTCTCAGAATCAAATCCATTCGGTAATTACTAATGTTAGGAACTTATTACTATCATGAAATAATTAGAAAAACAATTATTTCATTCGGAACATTATTTAATAATATTAATATTAGGCATGATGACTCGGCAGGAAATTCTTATAGTGAATTAAAAGTTCCTTTAGCATATGGACCTTCACAAAAGTTCTTAGCACGTCTTGAGCAGCAAGCAGACTTAAATAAACCCGTTCAAACAACATTACCCAGAATGTCATTTGAGATGACTTCTGTTCAGTATGATTCCACTAGAAAGGCAGGTGTCACTCAGACTTTTAAAGCATCTGATGGAACTAATTTAAAAAAAGTTTATATGCCAGTTCCATATAATATTGGATTTGAGTTGAATATATTAACAAAACTCAATGATGATGCTTTACAAATTGTAGAACAAATTTTACCATATTTTCAACCAGCCTTTAGTTTGACTGTAGATTTAATTAGTTCTATCGGAGAAAAAAGAGATATACCAATTATATTAGATAATATCTCGTTTCAGGATGATTATGAAGGCGATTTTTCCACAAGAAGAGCATTAATCTATACATTAAATTTTACGGCAAAAACTTATCTGTTTGGTCCTGTTTCAGATACAACTGACGGTCTTATCAAGAAAGTTCAAGTTGATACTTATGGTAGTACAGAAACAAAACAAGCTAAGAGAGAGATGAGATATACAGTAACTCCAAATCCAATTGATGCTGGTCCAGAAGATGATTTTGGATTTAGTGATGGTTGGGAATTCTTCTCAGATTCTAAGTCATACAGCCCAACTCAACAGAAGGATATTTGAGGTAGTTTATGTCACATAATTATGATAGTCTTGATGAAGCACTCAATACAGAAAGTAGTATTGTAGAGACAAATCCCAAAGAGATAGAAGTTTCTAAACCAAAAGGTAATGATATTGAGAAGGATTATGAGTATACAAGAGCAAATTTATATTCTTTGATTGAAAAGGGACAAGAAGCAATAAATGGAATCATGGAGCTTGCAGGAGAAGGAGCAAGTCCGAGAGCATATGAAGTTGCTGGTCAGTTAATTAAAAGTGTTGCAGATACAACTGATAAGTTAATAGACCTTCAAAAGAAAGTTAAAGAAGTTGAAGAAGATAATATTAAAACGACTAACAATGTCACCAACAATGCAGTGTTTGTTGGATCCACATCAGAATTGCAAAAAATGTTAAAACAAGGTTTTCTAAATAATAATAAAGAATAGTAATAAAAAATGAAGACGTGTAAGCAAGGTTATTATTATTGTTTTACAGATAAAAAGTGTAAAAAAATCCCTATGGGATATTATGTTATGAATAATGGCAGACTCATGAAAGATGATGAAAGTGAAGGAGAAGAGAATAAAAATGGTAATGGAACTTCCAATGGTAATGGAGGAAATGGTAATGGAACTTCAAATGGTAATGGAGGAAATGGTAATGGAGGTGGTGTAAGTGAATCGAAAAGTGGTGATAGTTCTTTGCGTGACTGGTTTGGCAAGAGTCGCTCTTCTGATGGCACCCCTGGTTGGGTTCAGTTGGGTGGCAAATATGCAGGAAAACCCTGTGCAAGACAACCAGGACAAACCACTAAACCAAAGTGTGGATCATCAAAAATGGCAGCATCCATGAGTGATAAGGAGGAGGAAAAAGCATTCAGAAGAAAAAATCGTCAAGATCCAAATCCAGATAGAAAAGGAGAGGCAATTAACGTGAAAACAGAAGAAAAATCTTGTGCCCATAATGGTAAGAGTGAAAAGTGTGGAGTTCATGGTATGAAATGTTGCCCACCTGTAGTGTCTGAAGAGGGTAAGAAGGATGCTTGTTATCGAAAGGTCAAGTCTCGTTATTCTGTATGGCCTTCTGCTTATGCTTCAGGTGCTCTGGTTAAGTGCCGTAAGAAAGGTGCTGCCAACTGGGGAAATAAAACAAAAAAAGAAGGATTTGAATATTCAAATTGGAGAGATGATTTTCAAGCAACAGAATATGAGTTTATTAATCTTATTGAACCAAAACCAATTTGTGGTGGTGTCATTGATGAAATGATTGGAACTACTGGTATTAGAAAAGCAGATCCAGATGCTCCAGATACTTATAAGAAAAATCGTGATAAAAAGAAAAAGTCATCTCCCGAGAGATCAGAATCTGGTAGACAAATAATAAGGGGATATGATTCTAAAGGATCTTATAAAATAATAGATGGAAAAAAAGTTTATGATGAATCATTTCAAATAAATCCAACTGCCCACAAAAAACAACAAAAGATGGGTAAAATTAGAACATTAATGAAAGGAACATCCAATGCTGGAGAAAAAGCAGCTGCAGCAAGTAAGCTAAGTGGACCATCTTTACCATTAGTAGATGAATTTTCTAATTGGAAACAGGAATTAGATGAAAAACTTAATTTAAAAAAAGCAGACATGGGTGATGTTGTAAAAGATTTTTACAACTCTGATGCACCTCAGTTTAAGGGAAAGACTAAAGAAAAACGTCGTGAAATGGCAGTAGCAGCAAAACTTTCTGCTATGGAAGAAGATTGGCAGAAAGTAAATAAGTCTGATAAGACTGATGGTATGAGTGCTGCTGCTGTTAAGGCATATCGTCGCGAAAATCCAGGTTCAAAATTAAAGACTGCTGTAACAGGTGATCCAAAACCAGGAAGTAAGGATGCTAAGCGCAGGAAGTCCTTCTGTGCCCGTTCTAAGGGGCAGCAAGACATGCATAATATCGATTGCTCAAAAACCCCCGATAAACCTGTTTGTAAAGCCCGTCGTCGCTGGAAGTGCTGAACCATGCAAGTAATTAAAATTTTAGGAGAATCTACTCAAGTAAATGCAGGATCTGGATCATCAGTTCCTTGTTCAGTTAATGGTAGTATTGGAGCAACTATTGGTGCCGAATATGCAATGATTCAACATAGTCACTCATCAGATCGTTTAGTTGAAATAAGAACTGGTGCGGGAGTTACATATGGCAGTATACATATGGCAGGAAAAGATCCAATTATTGTTCATAAAGCAAGAACTGATTTGATTTATTCAAGTGCAGCGGATGTATATGCAACATCAGTAGTATATCAAGGATGATTTAATTTTATTATGAGTGAAGTATATCTTGGTAATCCTAATTTAAAAAAAGCAAATACACCGATTGAATTTACAGAGGATCAAATTATTGAGTTCCTCAAATGTAAAGAAAATCCGGTGTATTTTGCTAGGAAGTATATAAAAATTGTTTCTCTTGATAAAGGTTTAGTACCTTTTGATATGTATCCATTTCAAGAAAAACTAATTCAAAATTTCCATGATAATAGATTTAATATATGCAAGATGCCACGTCAAACTGGTAAGTCTACTACTTGTGTATCATATCTGTTACATTATGCTATTTTTAACGATAATGTTAACATAGCTATATTAGCCAACAAAGCATCGACTGC